AGCCTCATTTCTGAGACTGCTTTCATAGATTTCCATGTCGATCGTTAGATCGAAACGGTATACCTATCCTGAACAAATAGATTATACCATTTCTTTCTAACGTCTGGCAAGGCGTTATTTTTATACAAATTTTTAAGAAAGGAATGATGATCATGTTAATTAAATGTCCCGAATGTAATCTGCAGGTAAGCGATCATGCAATTGCTTGTCCTCACTGCGGATATCCTCTACAAACAACTGCTGCCAAAAAGCAACGAACCAAACAGCGAAGACGAAAAAAACTTCCAAATGGCTTTGGCCAGATATCTGAAATCAAAACTGGTAATCTATATAAACCTTTTCGTGCAATGGTTACTGTTGGAAAAGACTTTTACGGCAGACCAATTCGTAAACTGCTCAAACCTGTTGCATTTTTCAAGACTTATAACGAAGCCTATGCGGCTCTGGTTGAATATAATAAGAATCCTTACGATTTAGACGATGATCTAACTGTTGAAGAGCTGTATGAAAAATGGACTGAGGAATACTTTAAGACTTTATCCAATCCATCTAGCGAAAGAACAATCAAATCAGCTTGGAACTACTGCTCTTCAATTTACAATATGCGTGCCAAAGATTTACGTCCGCGACACATTAAAGGCTGTATGGAAGAAGGTACATACGAAGTCGATGGAAAAGAAAAACATCCTTCTCCTACCACCAAAACAAAAATCAAGTCCCTGTTCAATTTAATGCTTGATTATGCAAATGAAAATGATGTTGTTGGCAAAAACTATGCACGAACTTTCAAATTATCCGATGATATTATTAAGGACGTTGAGGAAGAAAAGAAAGATCATATTGACTTCACAGATGAGGAAATGCTGAAATTATGGAATAACTTATATAATGTGGATTATGTGGATGTATTGCTGATCCAGTGCTACTCCGGTTGGCGACCACAGGAATTAGGCTTGTTAAAAATGGAGAATGTTGATTTAGAGAATTGGTTTATTACTGGAGGTATGAAAACCGATGCCGGAAAAAATCGTGTAGTTCCGATTCATCCAAAGATTCGGAGTTTGGTAAAGTACCGTTACCAGGAAGCTCAAAAATTAGGAAGCGAATACTTGATCAATTGCACTGACACTAAAACTCATCGATCTAGCTTGAAACTTACATATGACAAATACCGGCACAGGATTGATAAGATCATTGAACAACTAGAGTTAAATCCAGATCATCGTGCTCATGATGGTCGTATCCAATTCGCAACAATGGCGAAAGCTGCCGAGGTCAATGAATATGCCATAAAACGTATCATGGGACATAAAATAAAAGACATTACAGAAAATACTTATACGAAGCGAAAAAGAGAATGGCTGATGGAAGAGATATTGAAAATTAAATAATTTAAGCACAAAAAAGAGCCAAGATATGATATACATTCTTGACTCTTTTTGTTTATTCACTTGTAGCAACGAGTTGTAGTAATGTTGTAGCAATGTTGTAGCAACGAGTCACTTTTCATTGCTTTTTACCACTTTTATCGTTCCTAAAAACCACGTATTTAAGCGGTTTCTTAGAATTTACCTGCCTTAGCAGCTTCCTCAATAAAGGTTAAAAAGGTCGGTTTTATGCGGTTTCTTTGTTGAATTTGTATTAATAACGTAGAAACCTAGCAATTCCTACAGCGTCTATTTTGATGTTTTGGGTTTGAATGAGTGTCTACTTATATTACTATAATAAGTTGCTTTATCTTGATAGTCAAGTTACTATCCTGCAATACCATCCGTGATCGCTTATTTTACCCTGTTTGAGTACAACGCTTTGCACGTCTTCTTACCGCAATAACTACCTGCAGTGCTCCACCCTAACTGCTTCCAATATCTCTTCAACTGCGCAGTTGTCATTTTACCCCAGATCCCATCTACTTCAATGTTAGTTCCGGGTGTTAGTTTGTTCAATTTCTTCTGCATCCATTTAATCGCGTTTTTACCAGATGTCTTTTTAACAGTCGTGTATCGTTCTTGATCATACGAAGGTCTTGCAAATCCGCGGATTACACTTTTTCCTCGTGTTCTTCTCATTACAGCTCCGCCATTATCGTTACTAGATAGAGATGTATTACCCTCGATCGTTGTGTATGTACCGTTATCATTTACTTTTTCTACAATTCCGATGTGCGATGCTCTTCCTTTTCCAAAGTCCATTAAGCATAAATCTCCAACCTGTCCTGTAGAATGCCATTGATCGTGTTTTTTGTAGTAATTTTCCACGTCTGGACAATATGCTGTCTTTCCACCTCCGAAGAAAAGTTCTGATGCCCCAGCTAGTCTAAAGATATCCCACACAAATGTGCAGCACCAAGGGTAGCTTGATCCCTTCACTGCTCTGCCATAGTAATCGGTATTAAATTTGACTTTATTAGATCCTGCCGGATTCTCTTTTATTCCAATATAGCTTGTTGCTTTTTTAATGATCTTGCTTGCTGTTGCCATTATTCTTCCTCCCTATTTTCTTGATCTTCTTGCAAAATATCCGCCTGATGTTCTACCTGTGATCGAATATTTTTTACGAGCGGTTTTAAAAAACCAGGAATATTTACGCCTATATCCTGAATGTTTTCTAAATTTGATATGATCTCATTGCATGTAATCCAAACTTCCACAATGCTTGCAACTGGAAACGAGAACGGAATTTGTATTCCTAAATTTGCTAATGAATATTCCAAGAGAACATCTAATATTGCTCCAACAATTACAAGCAACCACATACCCACCTTTTTAAATATTCCTCTCATTGATCTGTAGGAATTAATGTCTTGCTCTCTGAATTTACTTGCAATCAATCCTGTGATGTAATCTGTTACATTGCTTGCTACCATCAGCACCGTAGGAATTGCAAGCACTCCTAATATTGATGTAAGAAATGATCCGATTCCTATTACTATTGCTTTTAAATAATTTGCCTGTTCCATATTTTTCTTCATGACCTCACTTTCCTTTCTTTTGTCAGAAAATTATTATTTTGCACACAAAAAGAAGACCTCTTAGGGTCTTGCTCGAATTTTTATAAAATTTTTCATTTTTGCTTTACCTTTTCTCTTTTTAGATTGTTATCATAGTATCAATGGGAAATTATTCTCCCACTTCTGCATCCTGAATCTCATAAAACTTATTTGTGAACTCTGCAATATCTTTTCTGATCTGCGCTTTGTTCGCTTTATAAAGATTCCGATCCTGAATTGTCTGGTTTACATTATCATTACCTGCTCCGTCTGATGTTACATTTGCGGATAAATAAACTACCTGTTTATCTACATCCCCATCCTTTACTGTGATTGTTCCTGTAAGTGTTGTGCTTTTCTTTGTTTCTAACATAGTTATGCTCCTTTCATTTTGCATAAATATAGGCATCAGCGATTAAGCCAATGCCTGAGTTAATTGTTTTATTGTTTTTTCTGCCTGCAGTAATCTTGTCTGCAGATCATTGATAATTGCTTCTTGCATGTCGATTCGACCTGCTTGATACATTAAATCTTTTCTGGTCTTTTGAATCATAAATGTGTTTGCTCCGATCAATTCATCGTATGCTAATGTGTAAACTTCAGTCATGTTTTTTTCGCCATATGTTTTTTTAGCATACTCTGGATCTATATGATGTGTTGCACATATCCCGAATTGTTCGTTGTGAAATTTCCCATAATCGTTCAAAACGCCGTTTACATTCTGCGCTTTGAAACCTATATGATAGGAATTATCTGTGTCATCTTTGAATCTATACTTAATCGGTTCCAATTGCATGTATGAATTAATGAAATCATCGTCAAAATGTCGAAAATCTTTCTTGATTCTTTCGTCAGAGCTGTTACGGAAGCCTTTTCTAGAACTAACTCCTGATGTTTCTATATACATCATTCCAGAACCAGAATCTCCATTTACATAAAATGCATGATATCCGGCATAATAGTAAACGTTGTTTGTATTATTATAGTTTCCACAACTTATATATGCATCATTTCTATCTTTCCATGTATAATGCCCACCTGAAGCATTATAAATCCAACCGCCAGCAATAAAATCCGTTGCATATAAATTTCGATAACATTCAACACCATCAGAAACAGATTTTAAATAATAATCTCCGCCAATACCAAATTTAAACCATGTTGAGTAAATATTTGTATCATTCGCTGTACCTTGGACTGATAAGTGTCCATCAACAAGCCATGCAGTATCTCCTGCATCGCCAATATTACCAGTTTTTATATTTCCATAAATAGTTGCATTTTCAGCCACAAAACTTCCATCGTAACCAACTCTAAAAGGAGCAGAATTGCTATCTTCAGCGCCAGCCCAAAAAGCTTGATTTCCACCAATACCAGATGCATTGCTTCCGCTGTTTGTCATCAGGTATGTTGACGTAATATCATAGCGACCAATATTACCTTCCGTAGCTGCAATCTGTCCACTAAACGTACCAGTCGCACCTATCAAGTTTGCACCTGTTATTGTGCCTGTTGCAGTGATATCTTTAGCAAATATGCTATTAACGTCAATTTTGTCGGCTGTGATGGAACCAGTGTAAATCTTGCCGCCATCAATCCATGTAGTATTAGTTGTCCAATTTGACACCAAGCTAGCTTGTGGAAGATAGTCTTCTGGTGCCGGAGTCCAATCGGTTGCTTTGTTTCCTTTTTCAAGCTTGTATCCATAAATCAAATAAGGTGTATTTGTAAAACATTCAAATCTACAAGTTGAGTATGTACCGTCTCCACTATTAAATGTCACAGAAACTCTTTTATATTCAGTTGTCCCCACTTGTGAGGTTACCAGAGTTCCAGATTGTAGAGAATAATTATCATAAAAAGCAATAATAGCCTTATTATTTTCATCCTCCCATTTGATATATGCAGATAATGTGTAATAAGTGTTTTTCTCAATAGGCACTCTTTGCGTTATGCCTATCCATCCACTTGATATTCTTTGAACGCCAAACCCATTAACAGTATCATATGGTGCTGTTGTTTGGATACGAGTATTTGTTGTTTGCGTCTGTCCAGAACGAATCATTTAAAGCATCATATGCTTGGGTTTTTTTCCATAAATTCCTACCACCGACCTCTAAACCATCAACTTTACTCTGTGCTACTTTCCCAATCTCATTTTTGGCATCTGTATTTAAACCACTAAAAGTAACCAACCCATTCATATTAATAGCAGATGCTACTAATGTAGCGGTCCGATCAGTTAACTCAAAATCAGTTGAATTTGTACCAGATTTAACCAACCAATTGAATTTATCAGCAGTTTGACTAGCTATTGTTTCTGCTGCTGTAATTTGCTGATCTACATCTTCTGGTGCTTCAGTGTAATCGGTTGCTTTGTTACCATATTCAATTTTTACTTTTTTAAAATGTATTGAACCATTACTAACTAGTTGTAATGAAACACTCGTATATGCTACGGCGTCACTACTACCATAAGTTTTTTTAAGATCTCCCTCTGAAAAAGGAACTTGTACCCTAATCCATTTCCCATCAGATAAAGGTGCACTTAATTTACATTGTGTCCCGGATAATATATCTTGAGATTCGTACCAACCAATGCGACCGCCTCCGCTATTATACGTTTGCAATGCACAAATACATCCACGATCCAATTCAGAAACCTTGTCGCACATGAAATCAAACGATACAATAATTCCTCTATGCATTTCTTCAACTGGTATAAAAGCATGTGGGATAATTCTATTCCACTCTAAACCAGCCCCGCTCCTGCTTATTGATACAACCGTAAACCCATCATCATCGATACTTTTTCTGTAATTACCATTTATATACCAGTAATCATCACCCGATGTGAAATCCTTACTGCGCAATACTAAATTTCTTCCACCAATTTCTAAATTAGCAAGATTCGTTTCTGTACTAGAAACCCTTGTAGTTAAACCTGTCAGACTTGTTTCGACTTTCGTGACTCTTTCCTGTGTTCCGGTTAAACCAGACTTAACTTCCGATATAGTCTGTGTTGTTCCTGCCAAATTAGACTCAATCGTATTAGCTTTCGTTGTGACAGCTGCGATCGAGTCATTTTGATTGTTTAGAATTGTTGTATGTTCGCCGATCGTAGTTTTCATACTGTCCACAGTAGCTACAGTAGCATTATATCGACTTAACAAAGTATCATAGTTTCCTTTAATCGTTGTATCTTCGGAAATCAGACTTGATATCTGTCCCTGCATCGTACTGATACTGGTCGTGTGAGATGTTGTGATCTCTGTGATATTGTCGATCTGAGATTGTGTATCTTCAGGAGCTGGAGTCCAATCGGTAGGTTTGTTTCCTGTTTCAATCTTATATCTTCGCGTTTTGCATTCTATCGCGGTAACTCTTATATATTTTGTGGTAGCTTTCAGTTCTATAATAATACTGCTTTTTTGTCTTGGATTATAAACAACAGTATTTATACAATTTTTATCGGCATCATACTCACAATATCTTCCTGAATTATTTGTGTTTGTAAAATCTTCATATAGAGTAATTGTTATATATTTATTTCCTGAAACATCTATCCAATCACTAGTTTGATCTCCACCGCCAGAACCAATAAAACTTCCTTTACCATCTGTAGACAAATAGCCTTGTGTGATATTTTTTTGAACTAATAAATTCCTGCCACCAACCTCTAAATTATCCACAGCACTATCAGCATAGCTCTTAGCACTGCTCAACGCACTGTTTGCCTGTTCTAAGGCGTACTTCTGTGCGTCGGATAACTTACCATCCGCATACAGCTTAGCACTGCTTAGATTATCCGCTACGGTTGTTTCCATTTCATTAAACACAACATCTAACGTCTGGTTCTTATCGTTCATAACGATTGTAGAAGATTTCAGTTTCGTCGTAGAACCATTCACTTCCTTGACCACACTGTTAATATCCAGTTTCGAACCAGAAATATTTGCATCATCCGCTACAATACCATCTCGAATAATCTTTCTCTGAATCGTTTTCTCTGTAGCTCCAAGTGCATCCCAGATCAGATTCCCATTCTTATCCCAGACAGACATGCTGTAATCGTTTGAAGCATCTTTTCCGATCTGGACCCTGACACGGTTTGCATCAGAAATCTGAATGGTATTATCACTCCATTTTGACTTACCATCAGAACTATGTACCGTCAGATTTGTTGTATTAATGTCCATACCTGTGATCTTATCAAACGACAGATTCTCAATCATTGCATTTTTGATCATGCCGTTTTCAATCGTTGTATTCTTTGATGTCAATGTTAAGTTCTGAATGTTGTCAGATGTAAGATTTCCATTTACTAACGTGTTGAGATTAGCATAGCTACTTTCCAATACTCCAACTCTGCCGACTGCTGCATTAAGGTCTGTGATCGTAGCTTTTGTTGCAACTAGTTTATCGATCTCTGCATCTTTTGTTTTCAGCTTCGTAATCTCAGCATTGGTAGTATTTAAATTCGTAATCGTTGCATAGGTAAGTTTTGCATCTGTAGCTTTTAGGTAATCAGCCTCAATATTCGCAATTCTAGCATTCGTTGCATTTAGATTTGTCGCAGTTGCTTCTTTAAATGTTGCATGGTCAGATTCTAAAGTATTGATTTTTGCATTTGACGCCTGTAAGTCATCTGTGAATGTTTGTTTAAAATTGGCCACATCAGTTTTTAAAGTTTCAAACTCGCCTGTTTTAAATTTCAAAACATCTCCAGACAGATTCTTGATCGTTGCATTTGTCGCTGTCAGATTATCCACCATGAGTTTTTTTACAAACGCTAATTCGTATTCAACTCGTTCTGCCATTTCGGTTATAGGACCTTTTGTGTCAGAATCATCTTCTTCGGCGGTATTCCCATAACTTGCAATTGTCTGCATCAATCCACCGTCATAACTTGTTATCAATGATATGAGCGGTATTGTAAATTTCATGCCATCATTTTTTACAGCAGTAACAATATCTCCGATGTCAAGTCTTGTATCTCCGATAAATCTTAATGCTGCAGGCGTGAATACTAAGCCTTTGACAGTATTGTAAACACCGTCTAATATACTCTGTGTCATAACCGGATTTTGCATACTTATGCCGGTAGCTCCTGATCCAGATGAAAGTGTCTGATCTGAGTTATCACATGTCAGTCTTTTGATACTGAAACTTTCTTCTGTTTCTTGCAGATCGTTATAAAATATATTGCTTGGAATCTCGTAATCAATACCCTGATACCATCGAAACTCGATCATTCCAGTTCTTCCACACATAGCAAATTTGCCGAATAATCCTGCGATAAATCCGATGGTTTCTTTGTATGTATATCCATCAAAAGGATTTACATATGTTGTGATCACTTCGCTTTCCTCGGTTTCTTCGTTGTAATCACTCTCCTCAATGATCGCTCTTTGATTGATCTGGATTCCTCGCTGTAATGTAGATATATCAATCGCCACGCCTGTCATCGTGCTGATTTCAGCCAATATATCTACTGCATCCGTTGGATAACTTAATTTAGAATAATATGCCCCATTGCATCTGCTTGCTAATCTGTCATATGCGGTAAACGTAACCTTGTTGCTTTCAATCTTGGGATTCTGGATCGTATATAACCCCATCGGAATATATTCCATCTCTCCATCGACTTCCACGCCGATCTCCAAGCTGACTTCTTTTCCAGACAATGCAATTCCTTTATTCTCGATCATTGCCTGAACATAGCTCGCCACCGCACTCCCGATTGTTATTTCTTCTGCACCAGACGTTATTGTAAAATTCTTTACAGATTCTACTAATACTTTTTTGTTCTCCAGAAGCCTTGTATTAAATTTTCTGTTTGACCCTGCTATTGCATCGCCAAATTTTTTACTTGCCTGATACATATAGCATCACCTCCGGCTTAGTCTTCGATCATAAACATCAGGTCTTCAATATCTGCAACAGATGGGATGTCATAGCGATCTGCATTTTCACATCGTTCAAGTTCTGCGAATGAAACTTTCATGATATCAATATCAGTATCCACTTCCTGCAGTTCTTTGATTTCTTCATTTACAATCTCTTTGCTTTCATCTGTCATTTCATACTGGTTTTCTTTCACGATCGGCTTATCGTCCTTATCTTTTTCTGCGTATCGTTCACAGATCTTAAGGCGGTTTTCATCATATTCTTCGATCGCTTTTCGGAATGCTTTCATATTTTTAGAAATTGCATATCCTAATTTTGCCGTGTAAACTTTGCTTGATTGTTTTACTAATCCTTCGTGGATTCTCATAATCTCTTTTAACTTCATTTCCATCTCTCCTATTTCTGTACGATCTGAACGCTCGCACTTTTGTAATAATAAATACCATCTCCGATATACCCCAGATGTTCTTTTGTAAGAGTTCCTCGGTATACAGTGATGGTATGCGTTGTTCCCATGTCTCTAAATGTGATCGGAAAGAATCCTTTCACAAGATTATTTTTTATCTTCTTAACTTCGGACTCTGTGAGGACTCCCCACTTGATATCCAATGTCTTTTTCTCTGCAATTGCTTCTCCGATCATATCTCCTGATGATGATCGCTCGGTATTGGCACTCCAGATGATCTCATCCGAAGTGCTTAGTTCAACCGGCTCTGGCAATGCAGTGTTTCCACATGTCAGTGTTGCCATCTTATTTCTCCTTAGATCAGGATCGGTCGTTTGCCGGCTCTGATATCTGCGTTGTTGTTGTCATTTACGGTTTTGGTTATTTTCTTCCCATCCAGGTAAACATCTGTATCAATAGATTTGACAGCATTGATCAGTTCCATGAGCAGGCGGATGATTTGATCATCTTTACTGCTGCCGCCGGATAACTCTGCTGCCTTTTTAGCCATTGCGATCATCTTATCTTCTGGTGCTACGACCTCGCCTTGATGGCGGTTATCTCCGATCATGGCTAGCTGTGGGGTGTTTTTCTTTACGTATCCACCTTGAGCAAGATGCTTAATTGGATTTTTGCCAAAAATCTTTGCTTTGCTTAAAACTCCATTTAATTTATCAATGATATGTGTATTTACCCATCCTTTAACAGAATCAACCGCTGTTTTTACTCTTGCCGTCAATGTTACAGTTTTTGATTTTAAAGAGTTCCAACCTTTTCTTATCTTTGATATTGCACTTGTTGCTTTATTCTTTGCGTATGCTTTTAATGTTGCTGTTTTATCTTTAACTGTCTCAAAAGCATTTTTTATTGACGTTAGACCTTTTCCTGCCTTATTTTCAGCCTGCCCAATAAGAGTTACTGTTTTATCTTTTACAGAATCCCAAGCTCCCTTAAGTTTTGCAATTACACCAGATGCTTTTTCTTTCGCTTCCGCAATTAATTCAGCACCCCTGTCTTTGATGGATTCCCATCCAGATTTTAATTTATCAATTGCTCCTTCTGCCTTTTCCTTGGCAGTCGCAATTAATTCAGCACCTCTGTCCTTAATATTCTCCCAAGCATTATGCAATTTTTCTAATGTACCTTGAGCTTTTTCTTTTGCTTCAGCAACTAAAGTTGTCGCACGATCTTTGATGGATTCCCATCCTTCTTTCAGATTTGCGATCGCACCATCTGCCTTTTCTTTCGCTTCTGCTACCAATGATGCCGCTTTGTCTTTAACGGATTCCCAACCTTCTTTTAGGGTATTCAGCGCACCTTTAACCTTTTCTTTGGCTTCAGCTTCCAGTTTAGCTTTCTTGTTCTTGATGCCTTCCCAAAGTTTTTTGATTGATTGGATTGGATGAATGTTCTTCTTCGCCCATTTCCATAGATTTTTAAATCCTGTAGCAATTCCAATCAAGAATTTTCCAAACTTGGTTTTCTTAATTTTTCCCCAGTTTTTATAAATCAAAATACCTGCAGCAGCTAAAGCTGTGATCGCTACAATTACTAATCCAATCGGACTTGTAAGAAACGCCATTGCTATTCCAAACGCTTTCGTAACAACTGTGGCAATTGAACATGCTGCGCTCCATGCTTTTGTAGCAATTGTCATTGCTGTCTGTGCTACTTTAGTCGCGATCATGATAGCTTTATTCTTGATCATCTGTGCTGCTTGTTTTACAAATTCTACTGTTGTTTTTGCAATTCCGACAGCTAAATTCTTAACATATGATGCGCCCAACAGAATTGTCTGTTTAATATCGGCTGCTTTTGCTGTTACGGCAAGTTTGATCTTACCTGCAAGAGTAGCAAATGATTTTGCAAATGGAGCAACTGCATCTTTAGCATATAAAGCATTTAAGTATAATGTTTCTGCTTTATCTTTGATCTTCGCTACTGTTGCAAGCTTAACCATTTCAGCGAGTGCTTTGAATGCTTTTCCTGCACCGCCCATCTGACCGATAAGTGACAAAAATTCAATTCCTTTGACTGCTGCATTAAAACCAAGAAATGCTACCGTGATTGCCTGCACTTCGCCTTGATGTTTATTGATCCAGTTTGCTAATCCGTTCAATCCCTTAACCAGAAGATCTAAGAATCCGATGATCGCATCTCCAACAAAATTAGCAAGCGGTTTGAATAAGTGATCCCATGCCCACTGCCATAGCGGCTGCAATGCTTTGCATACTGCTGTCAGTACATTTAATGCTGCAGCTAATAATTCAATCAGTTTTGGAGCAAGTTTCTGCATGGTCCATTTTCCCAATGGCACCAACATGTTCTTCCAAATCCACTTGAAAGCACCTATTGCGACCTTGCTAAACGCACTAAAAGCTACTCTTAACTTATCAATTGCCTTTCGTAGATTATCGTAGCCTTTCCCAAGTTTCATGGCCTTTTTATCTTCTCCCTTGGGAAGAGAGCCCATATCTACATTACCACCAGATGCTCCACCTGCTGCGGATCCTGTACCAGAAGATGGTGTAGAACTCTTTGATCCAGATGATCCTTTTGTTTCAGTCAATTTATTGATCTGATCAAATCCCATCAATCCAGATATCTTCTTTGCCGTCTTTTTGGCTGTGTCTCCAACTTTCTTTGTCGACTTATTCAGCTTATTTGCGGAACTTGTCGCATTGTTTAAGCTGTTAGATACCTTTCCTGCACTTGTCGCCGTCTTATCAAGACTTGCTGACGCTCCACTGGTCTTCTTGCCCATGATCATTGCAGTAAACGACTTGAATGCATTTGCAAGAGTCATTAATTTTCCAAGCACCAAGTTAATTACTTTTACGATTGGCAAGAATAAATTAATCAATCCTTGTCCAATTGAAGCTTTCAGGGAATCAAATTGCAAAGATAAAATCCTGATCTGGTTCGCCCACTGATCAGAGGTCCTTGAAAAGTCCCCTGTCGCATTCTGCAACTGTTGCTGCACGAATGCATATCTTAAGGCTACTTTCTCCTGTTCCGTCATGGCGCTGGTCGTTTTACCGAATCCATTTGCCAGTGCGTATTGATCAAGAGCTGTCTGTGTCATTACGATTCCTAAATCTTTCAACGTCTCCGTTTCTCCGGAGAACACGGATTTCAGTTTTGTAAATGCTTCATCCTGTGAAATGTTATAGAAAGAAGCAACATCTCCAGCAAGTCCAGTAAGAGCCGTGCTCATCTTGTACGATTCTTTTTCAGAAAATCCAAAAGCGTTCGCCATCGCTCCGAATGTTCCTGTAAACTTCTTTGCCATCGTTTCAGAAAGTCCAAATGTACTTACTACATTTTGTGCAAATTCGTTTACCTTTTTGTTCATTGTTGGAAATACTACATCGACAACGTTCTGTACCTCTGTCAGATTTGATCCTAGCTCAATACAGTCTTTCGCAAAACTTGTTAATTCTTTTACAGCAAAAGCACCGGCAAGCATCTTTCCTGTTTTCTTTGCGAGGTTCTGTATTCCACCTAACTGTTTATTAAATTGTTGCTGATTGATCACCAGATCTAAGCCAATCTGTCCTGCACTATCTGCTGCCATACTTATCACCTACCTTGCTTTTTCACAAAGTAGGCTGGCTTAGCTACTACAACGGTGCTTACCTATGCTCTTCCCTTTGCGGATCCATACTATATTTACCTGTTTGCATCGGGGACATTTAATTTCCCCTTTTACATATTCTGCGACCATCAATGTCTGTCCGCATTCCTTACATTTTATCTTTTCAATTTGTTATACCTCCTGCCATATCAATAAATGCCTGTTTCATCGTTTCTAAGAAATCATTCGTTTCTTTTTCTGTCTTTGTCTTAGCGGCTTTTCTTCTCCACTTGTTCCTGATCTCTTTTTGTTCCGGAGTAAACTCTTTGATCACTTCGTTGTCATCTTCTAATCGGATAGATACGATCCGTCCTAAGGATGTATCTGGCCCTATTCCACAAAGCAGAGCTTTGAACTCGTGCCATTGCATTTCCTTAAATTCTTTGGAATAGATTCTGATTCCATACTGCTCCGCAAATGATGATACGATCAGATCCCAATCTTTAAACAGATCATATCCAGGATCAACTACTCCCCCGATTCTTCTTCACCATCAGTTCCAGAAATTAATGAAATTGCTTCCTGAACAACTACGGTATAATCATCAAATTTCAGATGAAGCTTTGCTAAGTCTTTCTGTGCTTTATCTGTAAAGATCAGCTTGCAAAGTTTTGAGATCGTTCCTGGAGTCACATCGTCTTCTGCATCTCCTAACTCTCCCATGACTTCGATCATAGTTGTCGCATCTGCATTCACTTCATATTTCTTTCCGTTGATCACTAATGCCGGATTCTCTTCAAATTTCAGCTTATCTGTAATATCTACTACTTTTCCCATTTTATCTCCCTTTCAAAAAAGGAGAGGTTTCCCTCTCCTAAACTCCTGGTGTTACTGTTGGTTTACCGTTGCTCTGTACTTCAAATTCCAGAGGTGCAACTGCTGTAGAATCTCCTGCTCCTACATTTGTCACATTGATAACTGCACTTGCAAACTTGACAACTGTTTTATCTGGGAACGTCCATTGAAAATCTTTTTCTACATTCCTTCCATTTTTCCATGCCAATCCTGCAACCGCATCATTTCCGGCATCTCCTACATTTCGTTTTGCTGTAACTGAGATCGTAACGGATTTTGCAGTCATTAATCTGCGTGTCCATCCTTCTGTATCAAATGGATTCCATTCCTCCACACCGTTATCAAAGGATACTTCGAATGTTTCACAGTCCGCAATATCTTTCATTGCAGCGGCTGCCCCTGATGCTGCAGTGTCGATCTGAAACTGATTCTCATAGCAAGGATATACTCCGCTTTTAGCTGTTTCGCTCATCGTCTACCTTCCTTTCGTAATAAATGTCAAACCAAATGACACGTTCATAGATTCCTTTGTCATCCGTTCCAACATCTACTGGTTCAGGAACCTGCATGGATAAGAAATCTACTTTTGTATCTTTGATCATAAATTGTTTCTGTGTTTCTAATATATCAAACAGTTCGGTTGCTGCCTGTTCTGTTTCTTTTGAATTGTTGTTCCAGTGGACTAAGACAGATATACTTTTCGTATCATATTTCTTATATCCACCTACTGCGTAACGTTTTGGAGCATAGGAACTTCGTTGATACACTCCAATGGATCTGTCTTTTTTGTTGTCTAACTTTCCTGTGTAATAGTGATCAGCTTCAAATACTGTTTTCAGCCAGTCTTTCACATCTGCTAACAAAATCATACGCCACTCTCCCTTCGGTACAGTTTCTTAAATGCTTTTTGTGCAAAATCCTGATACAGACCACCAGGAAGCCATGGATTAAACCATTCGCCACCTGCAAATGGATTCTCATAGGTCTGAAAATTGTATTCTGGATGGAAATACAATCTTCTGGCGTAACGTGTTGTAGACACGATCCTTGCACGTCCTGTTTTGCTGTAAGTATAATCTACAAATGTATTATCATTTTGCAGATTTCCTGTATCAAACGGCATAACCTGAGCTTGTACCACTTCGGTATGCAAAGCTTCTGCCGTCTTTTCCAGTGCTGTGACTTGTGCCTGTGACAGTTCACGAAGTCTGTGTGTATTAATCTTTATAATTGAATTGCAACGGATCATCACATCAACTCCAATCTGGTATAATTGACTGTCCCATCAGGATTTCTTGCTTTCTCTCCACTTACGATCGCTCTCTCAACTCCAAAGACTGTTGCGACACCGCAACTGATCACTGGTACATCCGGGGCGATATCTCCACAAAAAAGAGCAGATCCCGTAACCTGCACGATCTTCTGCTCATTTGTCATAACTCTTTTTGCTTTGTCCTGATAATTGCATTTGAAATCTGCATCGATCAGAGTGATCGGCTGCCCTTCCTCTCCAATCTCTTCGCTGTCAATCCGAATGTGAATATCCGTCTGACACATTGATTTTGGAATTAACTCTGGCCATTTCATCAGATCGCCCCCAATCTCCTGCAGCACAATCCTGTCTGTTCTAACATTGCATAATTGTCAGTTTTCATGATCACTCCATCCTGAACTGTCACATTCCATCCACCGGCATTGATTCCCATTGACACGCCATTGATCGAATAAGAACTTAAGACACTGTTGATCAGAGATTCATTTTCTGCTTCAAAATCTGCCTGTTTACAGACAACCAGACGGACCACATCTTTCTGAAATTCTGTCAGATTCTCAAATCCTCTTGCTACAATACGGTTAAATGTAAGCGTGTCAATGTGTCGGCTTGCGATATACAGTCTCTTTTCAAGATCATCCGTTGTGATCACGCCACTGGCTTTTTCATAATACTCCTGATCAGCATAAGAGATGAGTGCCATATGCACCACCTCCTAAACTTCGGTATATTCCGTAGTGTCTACATCAACGTAAACAGAATCAACCTTGCCATCTTTTCCATTTGGAAATACAAATACGTCAGATAATGTTCTGTTCTGATACAGATAACCATCACCTTCTGTGTGTGTTCCTGGGTCAAAGTAATAGATGGATGAAATCTTAGGAACTGTCTTACATGTCTGTCCGCATGCGATCAGCACATTGATCTTATGTGATCCTGTTACGGATTTACCTGTGTCTTTCTTCACTGGTGCAAATCCGCCTTCTTCAACTTCCCAGTTGAACTTATCATAGAAGCGTTCATCATCGATAACTTCCATAAGTGTTACGCCATCAATATCTGTGACTCGTGTTTCGATTCCCATACCACCTTCTGCGATCTGAGTCATCTCAATCTTACGAGTAAATTCTGTAGACAGTTCTAACAGATCCATGATCGCAGATGATACATACATGATCAGTAATCCATTCGCTTTGTATCTGCGAAGTTTTCCTGCTGCAAGGAATCCTTTTAACTTGCTGAATACATTTGCTTTTGTATAATCACTGGAAGCTGTTGAGCTGTGATATCCAGTCACTTTCTGCGCAGCCTGTGCTACTTTAGAGAAAAATAACGCATCTGTTTCTGGAACTACCTGAGTCTGTTCAAAGACTTTGGAAATATTCTGGATAGATGCTGTTGCGTTTGTCTCATCGACATCTGCTTTATCAACAAGGAATGATACATCTCTGTCATGTTCCACTGTAAACGCAGTATCTGTCTGTGCATAAGTTCCTTTATTCCATCCGCCATTTCGACTATGGTTTTTGAATCCAGATACAGACATCTGTGTGAAGTGGAATGTTTTCGCATCCAACCACGTTACATTTGATGTTACGAATGGAGAAGTTAATGTTCCCTGCATTAAGATCTCCAGAAGTTCTGGCTCCCATACCTGTGCATAATTTAATGCCATTCTTTCTTACCTCCTAATTAAATCGGTTCCATCGTTTTGTTGGTGCCGCTTTCTGCTGTGGTGTATTGCCACCAGTCTCTCCGCCATGCTGCTGACCGACTCCGATCTGACGGAATCCTGTCTGCTGCTGTTCCTGTGGTTTTAACTGTGGCACATCTTCCAATACTTTGTTTAATGCTTCTTTTAATTTTTCGGAATCAATCTTTCCATCCTGTACGACCTGCGACACGTCTGCCAGTTTTAACACGTAAGGCATTGTTTTTAAGTCGATTCCAAGTTCTCCAGATAACTTATAGGCATCACGCTCGATCATAGCTTTCTGTGCCATCTGCTGCGCGTTCTGTGCCTCATTCTGGATCGCTTCGATGTTTGGTTCATTTGCAGCTTTCTGTTGTTTAAATGCCTGCATTGCCTGTTCAGCTTCTTCCTGGCTTAAGCCCTGCTGTTTAAAATAGGCTTTTAATGCAGTGTTTTCTTTTGCTGCTAATGTCCCATCTAACATCTGCTGAATCTTATTGTAGTCAATCTGTGGCTGTGATGGATCAGTTGCCGGCGGAGTCTGATTTGCTCCTGGCTGTGGTGCAGGTTCTCCCTGTCCCCCTGTTGGTTCTGATCCTGGTTCCGCAAAAAACTGTAGATTCATGTTTAATTTCTTTTTCATTGTTGCTCCTTTCCATTTTGTGGGTGTCTCCCAATTATCTATCCATTGTCTTCGGTGTCACCGCCCACGCATCTTTTACCCTCTTATCGTGTTTGGAGCATAAAAATAAGACGTCTTAACGGAACGTCTGCTACCGAGATTTATGGATCACCTCTTACTTTCTTGCCTTGGTACTTCTTTTTGGTTTTTCTTCTTCCTCAGTTCCTTCCTGAGCTTCTGGTTCTTCTACTGGTTCAGTGATTTCTTCCGCTACACCTGCTGCGATCAGTACCTGACCTCTTTCTTCTGTAACATCGAACTCATCTCCAACACGTTTTTCAAAACCAAGTTTTCTGTCGTGATAATTGTAAGTTACTCTTACTTTCATTGCTGGTCCTCCTTTCCTTAAAAATGAGTATAAAAATACCACCAACCATTTCTGATCAGTGGTATTATCTATATCTTTTACTTCTTATCTTCATATTCTCTCACAATCTTCTTCATATACTCTCTGTATTCTTCTATCCCGTTGAAGCATTCCCAATGATACGGAATCCATTCACCAGTTATTTCATAACATCTCCTTTTTAAATACTGAATTTCTTCATCTTCTTTTAATGCCTGAATCAATTTTTTCATTCAACCAGCTCCTTATATGCCTTGAATATTCCATCTAATATTTTTTCTTTTTCATCCAATTCAAGTACATCTATGCTGCTTAAATTCGCAAATATTTCCATCGCCTGTACTTTAGGATTCGATTTCCAATAACTCTTTTTATGCCCTACTGGAACTATAATCTCACCTTCACTCAATGCGCTGATAATATCTGAAATTGCAAAGCTGTACTCATACTTCCCATTTTCTTGAAACCATTCTTGAACTTCATCTCTTTTATCATATACTTTTTGTCTACATTTTTCAATTTCTTGAAGAAATCTTTCATCTTTCCAACTATTGTATTGTAGAAAATCCATTCTATGTGTTATTTCATGCGAAAATACATAATCCATATCGTACAATTCAATATTAGGTGCTTTAGAATTGTATTTTATAATATCTTCATTAGGCAAATATGCAAAAGGCACTTTAAGTTCTTGGTCTTCTACAAATTCTACTGTATCCACAAAAAATGACATATTAGCCTTGTGTCTTGAATTATCTATGTTATTTTTTATCTTTTCTTTGAATACTTCGAGAGAATCCTTTATATTAAATCCTTCTGCTTTCTTTTGAAACTCTTGTTTCCATTCTCCAAGTTTTATTTCATACTTTTCTTTATTTTCTCTATCTAATGAATAATTTGCCAGTCTTCTAAATTTCTCTTTCTGTCTTTTGGCATATTGTTGCTTCTGATCATCCTTATAATCATCCTCAACTTTTTTAATCTCTTCCTTTGAAAACTTATCGTCTGGCGGTGTACTGATTCCAGGGAAGTATGTTGTGTGACTGTCTTTGCAGTTTGGATGATAAAGTCCTGCTGCCATTGCAGAACTCATCAATGGATAACTTCCATCCTCACTGCTTCCACCACTCCACACATCGTCGATCAGAATCTTTCCAACAAACGGCAGGCACTTTGGGCACGGATTTCCTCGCTTATTCATGATTACAAGATGGCAACCCCATTCTTTACGCTTTTCTCCTTCTCCAGTAAGATAAGCTCTCTTACTTGCTGTTCGGATTGCCATACCTGCGTATTCTTCTATCCTATGCATTGATCCATTCTTGTACTGGATGCATTGGATACCTGCTGCAAGAAAATCCTTTGTTGCCATATCTACGGCTTTTTCATAGGTGCCAACACCACTGTTTGCATATACCTGCGCATTGAATATCGTCTTTCGATACTGATCATTTGCACGTCTTAGCATCGCTGTCTCTGCACTATCCATATCTGAGACTGTCGCATCGATCAGTGCATTCATCTTACGATCGTTGATCTGAAAAAAGGAAGCATCAATATCTCCCTGTCCTCTACTGGTGCTTTTACCAATAGATTCCAAGATTTGTGCTTCCTGATCTAAATATCCACGTTTTCTTGATTCGCTGATCAGTGCAGGAATACTTGAATTGATTTCTCCAAATTGGTCCTTGTATCTCTCTTTGTTTCGTTTCTTGTATTCTTCCAAAGCTTTCAACTGTTCTGCCTGCCACATACCCCATTCAAAACCTTCTTTGGTTTCTTCTGCCCTGTGGCGTTCCATGTTTCGGATCATGGATGCGATCAATTCATCTTCAATTCTTTTCAGCTCTTCTTGAATATCGTACTCATTCATCGTTCACCCGTGTTGTAATACACTTTATACCCGCGTTTCTTAAACTCTCTTTTCATCTCTTTGAGTTTTGACATGCTGCTACACCTATCCTTTCTCATCTCGATGATTCCGTTTTTCTCAATCGCATAAATACCAAACGGAACGTGATCACTCATCTGTCTTAGGAACTTTTTCGTCTCCTGTCGGCTCATTCTGTATGAGTGGTTCATTATTGTTACTACCATTTGATTCTCCTATCTGAAAATCTCCTGCTGCCGTATTGACCGCCGGATCTTCTACTTCCATGATTCCTTGTTCTGCTTTCAGTCTTGCAACCTCTTGTTTCTTCCATTCGTCATCTCTGGAATCTCCATACAGCTCGTCCACACATGCTTCAACACTCATGACTCCCTGTGATCTTCCCTTTCCAACTGTCTCTACCTGACTTTCAAAAGATGGATTTGCGTACTCACCAAATGACACATCTACATCCACTTCTTCACTCTTTTGACCGCTTAGCTCTCTGTATGCTCGAATGCTTACAGAAATCAGCTCTTTTAGATCTTCCTGTAATGCATCTACAATCGCGTTTCTGCTGTATAATGTAGCCTTCTCTTTTTCTCTCTGTGCATCTGCATTATCTAGTTTCTTAACATCGATACCGAGAGTTGACGGACTGATCAAACCTTGCAAACATAGATCCAGAGCTGTTATGTAAGCTGATAAATAACTTTCATGTGGAATCTCTGGTTGCTGCAATGCAATCTCATTCTTTGCACCTTCGTGCATGTCGGAATCTGTTTTGATGTATCGATTATCAAATGGATTCACTGGTAATGTCGCTCCTGTTTCTGGATTTCTTGGAATGAAACATTCTGGAATATACTCTTTGCTTCTTCCAGCTCGAAGTGCATCCATCCATTGACTGAACGCTTCATCGAACGCATCGAACGCATCAATCTTACGATCAAAGATGCTCTGACCTCTACTATCCCATTTTCCAGATTCGAAAAACATAAGCGGTACAGCGAGCATATATTCGCCACGTTGCTTGACTTCTCCATCTTTACCTTCCTGGTATGTTGAAAACGCCAAATTCTGCAAGTTTCTTGTTTCATCCAGTGCATCAAGTGGTACTTCTTTATCATCACAAGTAAGTTTGTATTTGATATACCCATAGCCGTAATACTCATGCAGGATATATTCTCTTCTTTTGTAGTCATAAACCGTTTTGAACTCAATCTCTGTGATCCTGCCACGATTATTTTTGACATTAAGTCGTTCTCCAGGATAGTACTCAATGATCGGATACTGTGAAAGACTTGTATCAAATGTGACCTTAAAAGCTCCATCTCCGATGTACAGAGTTTCTTTCGTTGCTTTCTCCAGTCGCTTCTTGATCTTGTTCTCTTTCGCGATCTCATCCCAAATATCCTGATCCTGCTTCTTTTTAAAATCAAAATCGTTTAGACTGGCAAGAGTCACACTTGTGAGCATGTCCACGATCAGCGATGGAAGTCCTGTATGAATCTTATTGATCTCCATCCCTGGACTGCACTCCGCCGCCCAGAAACTCTGCCGGCTTGTATTGATAACAAGCTGTCGGTACAGCTGTTCCAGTTCGTTGCTGTCCCCTCTGTACCAGATACGGTTTTTAATTGCATTTGCTTCGTAGTCCAATGTTTCAGTTATGTTGATTCTTGAGGGATTCGCCGGCTGTACATTTAACCAACTGCGAATCCCTCCTTTTACTTTTTCCATGATATTATCCACCCATTTCATCTTTATCTCCTATTTGCATCTTGTATGGCAGCCATGCGTACTGACTGGCATTGATCGTATGATCGTTTCTGTCCTCTGGTTCATTGTTTTTATCTTCTTTCCAACTGTATCGTTCAAGTTCTGAGATATGGTTAACACAATGTTCCAGAACTAAATAGGCATCCTGTTGCAGCCATGAGATCTGCAGCATGATCCTGTCTATGATCGTTGTTTTCTTGTATGCCGGAATAAAATTATGCGCACTGCCATGCAGACGTTTGTGTTTGTTTAACTCTGTGATCGTTGCCTGATCGGCAGAATCTATGAATACGTCTCTTGCGAATCCCCATTCTTTTCTGTTTCTTTCCAAAAACTCAATAAAGCGTTCCACTGTATCGGATGGTGCTAACGGAATTGTTAAGTCTGCATTGCTATAAATTTCTTCATCTACTGTTATTACCTTTCGATCTGTTGTAATGATCTGATAAACCATCGCAATCGTATCTTCAGACTCAGAAGAATAGGAAGTGTCTAGCCCTGCCGTGACGATTTTTATCTTTATCTCATCATTTTTAAACTGCTGTTTTAGCCATGCTTCAGTTTTAACATGCCGTTTTCGATCAAAATTCGAAAAGACAAGACCTGTTGCTTTTCCTCTCAGTCCTTCAATCTTATTCTTCCAGATCTTCGTTCCTTTTGGAGTATTTGCAATGATCTTGTCTAGTTTTTCTTTTGGTAATCCCAAGTTATGCACAAAAGAAAAGAACCAATGTACCCAGTTAGGTTTTGGTTCTTCTTTCAACTCGTTTTTTATTTCTTTTGGTGTTTCCTGTTCCCACTCTGGTAGTGGCCTGGAACAATTTATATATTCTTTGTAGATTGGCAATGCTGGATCATCAGGGTTTAATGTTGCCATCAGGTAATCACATCGCATCGCTGATTCTCTTACAAAGTCAATGTCTGCTGTATTGATCTCATCGATATACAAGCATCCATACTGACCACCTAAGGCTTTCTGCCACTTCTGTTTATCTCCATATCCAAGTACGTAAATTACCTTATCGCCTTTGCTTGTGTGATACAGAAGATGCGGAATCTTATCGTCTTTGGTTCCGTTTCCGTGGTACTCAACTAACTGCCCAAAATCATCGATAATCCCTAAATCTTTGTTGATAATATTCTTTTCTGCAGTACCGGTATCTTTGGCTGCAAGGATATGCAGTTTCTTTGGAGATTCTGCTACCTTAAGCATGAACTTGAAAAGACCTACTGTCGTTTTACCTGCTGCCGTTGTGCTAACCTTCCAAGAACTCAACAGGCGCATCACACCTTATAAAAGCTTTGTACTTTTTAGATAATAATAATCTTTCGGAACTCATTGGAATTAATCACCCCCTATACAAAAAAGAATATTAATTAATCATTTTCTTTATATTCCCAACAATATCCATATGCACTTTTACATTTTCAAAAATATACACTCATTTACCCACCTCGCATCTGATTGATCAGATCATCGAGTTTGGATTTTTCTTCTTCCAGACCAGATACTTCCATGCGGTCTTTGAACATTCCAAGGTGCCTTCCTAACAGTTCTAATGCTTTCCCTTTATCATTCAGCTTAATTTCTACGCCATTGCGCCCTTCTTTAATTCCCGCGATTGCTCTTACCATCGTATCAGATAAATCTGCGGTATTTTTTATAATTACTTGTCCATCTTGGACCTCGGCGTAATCTGTAGCTTTTGCAAAGGCGATCGATGCTAATTCATTAAGCACTCGATCTTGTGTGATTTCTGTTCTTTCGCTCCGCTCCTGCATTCGAACACTGATATACTCAGACACATCTTTAATTTTTAGTAATCTACTTGCGGCAGCTGCTGCTGTATCTCCGTCTTTTACTCTCGGATATGCAACTCTGTAAGCCCGAGATGCATTCAGATCTATCAGATATTCATCGGCAAATAGTTTTCTTTTTTCTGTTAATGCCATCTAGGCTCACTCCTTTCTCTAAAATGGACCTCCAGGGACTCGAACCCTGGACCGATCGGTTATGAGCCGACTGCTCTGACCTGCTGAGCTAGAGGTCCTTATGCCAGATTACTCCGGCTTTTATTCTTCTGTGTGGCATGTATTTGTCAGCTTCTTATACACGTCCTCATATAGCTCCTGTTTGTCTCCGTTATACGTGTATTCTGCGTAGATGCCGTCACCGCTTACTGTAGTAGATACTAGGCATTTGTAGTTCTGTAATGTCTTGCAGCTCCATACTACAAATACATTGCTTAAGTCAATCGGCTGAATGTCATTAGGTTCTTTGTGAGGGTTATCGCTCTTGTTATACCAATCAACCATTTTTCTCTTACAAACACTCTGAAAGTGATCCATTCCTGTAATGATCATTTTGTTCTCCTTTACTCAGACATCAAATCTACTTTTTCAATTGCTGCTCTTGCTTCAAGCACTGCGATATATTCAGACATTGCTCTGATCTGCATATTGCAAATGCTACGTGGACAAGTTGGTTCAAATTCAAGTGCTCCATCATCCCACTTCTTAAGCATTCCATGTAATCCTTCATAACGAATTACTAACTGAGCATATTCTGCCTTGAAACGTTCTTTATAATCTGTACTTATCATGCCAACAGCTGTTGCCGGTAATTTGTTTTTGTCATATTCAATATAATCAGTTTCGAACATTTCTTTTGGCAACCACTGCTCATGTCCATTCTCATATTCCATCAAGTATCCTTCATCCATCGGATCTTCATCTGCAGGAATCTGCCATCCTCGATAATTGTTATAATCACCTCTTGTCATCGGTTCTGCTTTAACGATTTTTGTTCCAATATACTGTTTCATTCGTTACCACCCTTTCTAAATTTACGCATAAAAAAACTCGGGGTCCGAAGATCACCCGAGTTCATTCAACTTACAAGAAGAGTATCAATATGAAGTATCACTTCATCTAATCGCTCTATCCTATATATTAGCCTATTTTTTGCGAACGTGACCGAACATTTTCTAATTTTCTTGAAAAAATCTTGTATTTCTCATTCTACAACTGTCTTCCGTATAAGCTACTCGCCTTTTAGGGTGTAACTGATTCATCTTATGTGCTACCTGTAGCCACGTCATGCCATCAATGTAGTAGAACCTAAACATCATTCTCAGTTCGCTCTTCTCGATACTGTTTATGTATTCTTCTGCCTGATTCATAAGCTCCAGAAGTTCATTTTCCTTTTCGAGCAACATTGCTTTTCGCTTATTAAGCAATAATCTCTTTCGGCTAAGTTCTGGTACCGGCATACCTTCCACTACAAAATGCTGTATTCCACCCATGCCTCCAGATACCGTGTCTTTTACGGTTCCTTCTTCTGCAATTCTTAAGATCTGCTTTTCAGTCTCTGTGATTCTTCTCCTTAAATCTTTAATTTCTTCTTTCATGTCACAATATTGGATCAGTACGTTCTTGTCCACGTTCTCCCCTCCTGTTACGATTTATTATCTGCTGCCTTATCCGATCCGCCATCTCCTGATACTCTTGCTTGTATTGCGCCCGATCGGCACAAATGCCCATGCAGATTATCTCTGCACAGGCTTTGCATGGATCTACCATATCTTTCTTCCACCTTTTTGCTTCATCAGGTTTCTTTTGCAAAACTTCCCTTTGGTTGTCGAATAGTATTTGTCTTTATCTTCTTTCTTTTTCTGTCTGATTGCCTGCATGCTTAACTTCCATGCAGTAAATTCAGTACATTTTCTTCGGCATTCAACTCGTTTTTCTCTTTCTCCGCCATGATCACACTTGAAACATGGACAATCTTGATATCCCATTTATGTATCACTCCTTATAATTTGTTCAGTGGACATTCTTCATCGCATATCCTTTTATATTTTTCATAATCATTCGGCGTTATTCTTGGATATACGCAATAACCATCACACATCTCAGTTCTAACTTCTTCCAGGATGCCTGTTACTGTCTTCACTCTCTCATGATCCTCTTTCACGACACCTGTAAGATTCTTTGTTATTGTCATAATTCATCCCTCTCTTTCGCTGCGGCACAGAGTGACATCACTGCCACTCCTGCAACTGCTCCAATGAATAATCCGCTTAAAAATCCAATAGTCATATTCTTAACACACCTCTATTTCAAATGTAATGTTAAATTTTGCATAATCGCTCCAAGCATCAAAAATTTAATAGCGTTATAATGATCTTTTTTTATATCGTTATAAAAATACATTCCATAACACATAATCATTACTATCAACTCTATTATTTGCACCACTATTCCACCTCTTTCAGTTGCTCTTCCAAACAATGTTTTAATGCATATATGATTGTATAATCTAAAGGACTAATCTTTTGCGGATCATGTTCTGCTCTGTACTCATACTTGAATATTTCTGATTCCAATGCACTACTTAATTTAATAGGTTCCAATGGATTTTCAATATCATCAAGAAACTGTGTTTTCATCTTTCTCTTATATTCTCTTAGCTCTTTCAGTTCTTCCAGCCAGATTTCAAGCCGTTTATAGTTTTCCGCTTCTTTGAAAAAATCATTAGCTTCTTCGTCGTGCAGAACCGCTAGTTGAACCATGCCGTCCTTATATTTCTCTTTTACCTTACTTTTCATATATTTAGTAGCTTCTTCTAAATTCATTCCTCTCCCTCACTTTCTATCCCAAAGATGTACTTAAGGATTCTGTCTTTTCCTATTGCTTCGATTGCATCAAATACAAGTTGTTTTGATGCAAACTGCACCCCTCCCTGTGGTTTACAAACGCTCCACACATCATAATCAAGTTTTCCATCATCTTCATTGTTATATAAAAGGTAAAAACTATCACTGCGTATCGGACCATTGTGTTCCTCTGCGTATCTCTGCAACTCAACTTCTACTTTTCTTTTTTCTACATCAAATAACGCTTTCTCTCTTATCAAAAAGGCGTTTCCAAGTTCCCATCTTTTGTTATCTACAGCTCTATCTCGCCACGTATCACATTCAACCCATCCATGACTATTGGAAAAAAAATACTCTTGCCCATATATTGGTTTCTTTACCTTTACATCCTGTTTCTTTTCTGGTTCTTTTCCATTCATCTTTTCAACCAATCTGTAAAACTCTTTTTCTTCTGCTTCTGTTAGATTTTTAATTCCCATTTTCTCCACTTCCTTAACTTTCTTTAACAAAAATGAAATTCCAACTGTTCCGGATCCATTTGCATCTCTAAACCATTTATTTCTTGGTTCTTGTAATACTTTCTGTGTATCTTCTTTGCATACACTCTTTTCAAGTTTTTCTAAAACTCTCTTTTCAATTCTATCTACGATTTCTTGTTCTTTTTGCTCTGTCATTTTATCTTCCTTCTACTCAAACCGACCTGCACCAGATCCATACTGATGCCACGCCGTGCATCTCATGTTCTCTTCTTCCTGCTTCTTTAGTCTCTCAGTTTCTCTCTTCTTCTCATCCAGGCACTCCTGCCGGTATTCATCATCCCATTTTTTCAATGTTGGCTGGCTGATCGTTGTAAGCTCTGACAGCTTCTTGTAGCTTATCCCTGTTGAGATGATCAGCCGGACCATTCCTTTCTTGAAATTTTCTTTATATCTCATATCGTTTTCTCAGACAGCTTAGTTCTTTACCTGATACAACGCCTTTATCTCTGATCGCTGATCTGTTATCTTTTGCCCGATCTTGTAAAGTCTTGTGATTCTTCGTTTTTTGATTTGGAAAATTGTAAAAAACTAAATCTAATATTTGAGAAATTACATTTAAAAGAACCTGAAAAAATATGTTTGGTATTGATTGCTTGGTTGATAGTTACTTGAAGAATCCCTCAGGTAAAGAACCAAACTGTCTGATCGTACTCCTTTACTTATGGTATCCGGCACAATTGCCTATATAGTGCCATCTTAAATCCTTGCACTTTGTCTCGTTTGCCCCCCCCTGTTATCTCAGGGTAGAAACGCTTATACCACTTCATCAGTGTCTTATGATCGATGCCGGATGATCTACTGATCTCATTTGATGACATGTTATACTTGATCCACAGTGTCACAACACGTCTTTTAAATCCTTTGCTGTAATTTGCCATCAATTCTCCTTTCTGCCCACTGCCTTAGGCAGCAGGCTCATGGCTTATACTGGCTGTTTCTTATGCGGTTAATAGTTACCGTGGTATATAATTCAGTCCATCCGGCTGATCTCTGTCCGCATATGTGATCATCTTTTTACGCCCTGTCGCTTAAGATCATCCCAAAAACCACAACTACCACGACTATTACTACGACTTTTTTACAACAATCTTGGTTGTTGGTTGCTACGGACAGAGATCAACCGGATGCCTTTATTTACTTACTCAACTTTGTGATACAGTGCCACATGCCGATCTGTCCGGCTGTCATATCGCTTGCCGATCACTTCAACAAGTCCTTCCTGGGTCAGCTCTGTTAACCTTGGCTGTACCTGCTGCCGTGTTGGTTCTGCCACCAGTCCGTGCCTGTGCATTACCACAGCTATCTCTCTTGCAGTCATGTTACCGTAAGATAATTCATTCAGGATATTGTTACGGATTACCTGCTTATCTACCTTCTCGTGACTTTCTCTTTGGGTCTGCTTTGTTATTACTCTGCTCCGGAGTGCAGCCTCGCATCCGAAGAAGTTCATCTGCTCCATCTCGTCTATCCTCCAAACTGCTTCTCAAACAACTGCTGTTCTAGAGAGTCAAAATCATAGTCCCTTTGACAATCCAATTTTCCTGGAGCTTTTTCGCTCTGCATTCTTTCAGGTCTTTCGTAATTGACATCCAGGTAATCTATGTATCCAGAGTTAAAAAACGTGCTGCCATTTTGAGGCTTTCTCCAGTCATCTAACGCCAAGTCCGCCTTGTATCGGTCAATGGCACGACTTAATTCGTCGAATCCGATATCAAGTAAACGCCTCTTATTGGCATCTGAGACTTTCCCCTTCCCACGTTTCTGAGGGTATAATTTCCAAACTCTCTCAAACAGTGCATCTGCTTCAGATTTGCACATAGTATTTTTATTTATATCTTTCTCTTTATCTTTATTCTTTATCTTTATCGGCTTTTTTGGGTTTTTAGTTTTTTTTTCGGTTTCTTCAAAACCCAATGGGTTTTTTGGGTTTTCTTCTGAGTCATTTTCCTTTTTAGGTCTTCCACCCTTTTTCCCATTTTCCCGATTAGAACTGCATCGATTTTCGTACTTCTTTGAATCACGATCCATCTGGCTTTGTATAAACGAAAATGCCATCATGGATATTCCATCAAGTTCTGGAACAACTCCTGATTCAGAGTAATCAATCAATGCCATCAATAACCGACCTCTCTGCTCATCTGTCAGTAATTTTAGTGGTTCCCGATATTCATGGTAGATCAGGAAGCTGCTCTTTTGCTTCATGTGATCACCTCGTTATTCGTAAATCGTACAGATCTCCATATTTCTTCAGGAAGATCTTTTTCTTGATCTTGAAAACATCTGTCTCCATACCTTTTACGTCTTCGATCACACCTTTGTTCACTGCGTGATCGAAGTAAGCAAAGTCTGCTCTGTACGTAATCGCTCTGATCGTCTTGCCCTGATAAATAAATTTATCCTGAAGGACCACGACCGGCTGTAGTTCCAGATGTGAGATCTCTCCTGCTGTTTCTAACAGCTTTAATTCCTGATATCTTTCTGCTTCTCTGATGCTGTCAAACTTGATCCCATCAACTATCGTTTTGTGATTGTTGTACTTGTTGGGTCTGTTGTAATTCTTCCAAGCCATTCTCCTGCTCCTTTACTATGATTCCATAAACCTTATACTTTTCCTGGAAAGCTTTTTCTCCAATCGTATGATCTTCGGTATGGTGCGTTCTGCATAGGCATATCTTTCTGTAATCGCTGTCGTCTACGGTCCTGCGATCATTTCCCATACCGATCTTGTCAACGTGATGGATTTCTCCTTTGCGGCCACAGATTGCACATACACGATTCTTGATGCAATAATACAGATACCTTCCAATATCATCTGCTCGGTTGATCGCCAAATCAGATAATGGGATTCCCTGCTCTAAGCAGAACTCCAACAACATTGAGATGAACTCTCTTGCTGTATCAACTGTGCATGTCCCTAAAGAGAAATATTCGTTTCCTGTCCGTATGATATATTCATACTTCATGATCTCTT